AAGGACGGTCTTCCAGCCATGTGGAAAGCCGTTGTGCAGGCCTACAATAATAAAGGATTCACGACTGAGGATGTGCTGGTGCAGGCTCGATGCGCTAGGATCTTGCGATTCAGCGACTACGATGCAGTGAAACGAAAACCTAAACTGTGGGAGGGACCAACGGATGGGACATGACGACGACAGTGGGCCAGCGTACAGACCAGACGAAGACCCATTTTACAACAGAATCAAGAAGTCAGACAATGGAAGCGTGAAGGTTCACCAGATCCTCAAAGAGCTGGGGGAGATTCACGATAAGAAGCAGAGAGACTATGGGGTGCCGGAAGATCCATTCGCTAACGTGAGGTCTTCGGTGGAATGGGGCATACCTGGTTGGGTCGGCTGTATGGTGCGTGCGAACGACAAGATACGCCGACTCCAGACGATGGCAAAGACAGGGAAGCTGTCAAATGAATCCGCCCGTGACAGCTTTCTCGACTTGGCGGTGTACGCAATAATCGGGCTCTGTCTATTTGAGGAGGGGGAGGGAAAATAAAATGGCGAAAAAAAAATTTCCGTTTACGTGTCGAAAGCGGATTTCAATACTGGGTCACGCTGCAGTCAGACGGCATGCCCTATTGCACAGGCGTTGAGGCGCCGAGGATTTAAGGAGATTTGTGTTGGGCTAGACGCCATTTGCGGGAAGTTTGCCAATATCCGCTTCCGCCACATAAACACTCCTTCGATCAAGCGATACATCTACGCGGTAGATCGGATAGGGGGAGATAGACCGAAACCAATTCGATTCGTCATCTCTCTATAATCGGTAAAGTAAGGACTCTTCAGGTTCTCAATTGCTCTAGATGGAGGTTCTATCCAGGCCTGAAGAAAAATAGGGGGTTCCGGTACACACCGGAGCCCTTTATTTTTTCATTAGAACAACGGTCCTCGTTTATAGCTGAATATCAGATTTCTGAGGAGGAGCTTTTATGGATCTTGTTCAAGGTATTCCAGGGGTTTCGCTGACTCAAGAGGTTGAGGAAGAGGAGTTTCCCCGTGTCCCCACCGACCTCCTTGAAGCCCTCGAAGCTCAGTTCCCGGATCGCTGTCCCGCTCTCAACATCTCACAGGTAGATTATGGAGTGGTGCAAGGCCGGTTGGATGTGGTGAGATTCTTGAGACAAGTTCACGACCGACCCTCTGTCATGACGAAGGAACAACCCTAATGTGTATGCCCGCACCAAAACTTCCACCGGTTCCGCCGCCGTTGCCGCCTCCCCCGGCTCCACTGCCGCCCCCTCCTGCTGCCGCGACTGCTCAGACCGTGACGCAATCGAGTGCTGCATCCGCTGCATCCGCTGCACCGGCTAAGAAGCGTGCGCGCAATCCCCTCCGTACTGACCAAGGCTCCGGTCAAGACTCCGTGTCAACAGGATTGAATATCCCGGTGTAAAATGGACCTCGATACTAACGTCAGTAATGCGCCACCCCCGGCAACGGACATACCCTCAGTCGAAAACCGATATGAGCAACTATCCACTTACCGGCGTCCGTACCTCGACAGAGGTTACGATTGTGGCGAGCTAACCCTTCCAGCCCTCATGCCTCGATACGGGCATAACTCGACTACGAGTCTGCCTGTCCCGTTCCAATCAGTCGGTGCTCGCGGGGTGAACAACCTCTCCTCGAAACTGCTCTTGGCTTTGTTTCCGCCAAGCACGCCCTTCTTCAAGATGCAGATGGACGAAGGCGTCATCATGGAGATGGAGCAGGCCCACGGTGAGGGCTCCGACGAGACGAAGAACCTGAAGACCAAATTCGACAAGGCGTTCTCCCGCATGGAGAGAATCGTCATGTCGAATATCGAATCTTCTGGCGATCGCACCATCCTGTTCGAGGCGCTCAAGCACGTCATCGTCACGGGTAACGCGCTCCTGCACAGCACGAAAGAAGGCATGCGGGTTTTCCCTCTGAATCAATTCGTTGTCAGACGAGACGGAGCGGGACACGTCCTCGAAATCATCCTCAAAGAGATGATTGACCCCATCGTACTCCCCAAGGAAATTCGTGACGCGATCACGGAGAACCCCAAGTATCTCGATAAGAAGTCCGTGGCGCTCTACACTTACGTGTGTCGCAAGCCTGATCACTGGATCACGTACCAGGAGTCTGGTGGCATCATCATTCAGAAGACCAGGAGCGAGACCCCGTTGGACAAGCCGAATTGGATCGCTCTTCGATTCAACCGCATCAACGGCGAAGACTATGGACGCGGCTACGTTGAGGAGTACATCGGGGACTTCATGTCTTTAGAGAACCTCACGGCAGCGATCGTCCAGGGCTCGGCAGCTGCGGCCAAGGTGCTCTTCCTTGTTAAGCCAAACTCGACGACCAAAGTGACGGTTCTCTCCAAGACGGCCAATGGCGGTTTCGCCGCGGGCAATGCGGAAGATGTGACCGTGCTGCGTCTTGATAAGGCGCAGGACTTCCAGACTGCGAAGAGTCTGCGGGATGACTTCGTACAGCAACTCTCGTTTGCGTTCCTGCTCAACACCGCGATACAGCGTGACGCGGAACGAGTGACCGCCGAAGAAGTGCGGTACATGGCGCAAGAGTTGGAACAAACGCTCGGTGGATTCTACTCCATCATGAGCGTAGAGCTTCAGGCTCCCTACGTCAGGATCAAAATTGCCGGCCTAGAGCGTAAGGGTCAACTCCCGAAGCTGCCGAAAGGTACCGTCAAGCCCGTCATCGTCACTGGACTGGAAGCATTGGGACGCGGGAACGACCGGAACAAACTGGTTCGCTTCCTCACCACGCTGTCTCAAGCCCTAGGCCCGGCAGCGGTGCCACAGTTTATCAATGTCGGTGAAGTGATCACGCGCATCGGGATCGCAGACGGCATCGATATGCAGGGTCTCGTCAAGACGGAAGACGAAATCGCAGACGCGAATCGACAGGCGCAGATGCAAGCAATGGTTTCTAAACTTGGCCCCAATGCGATCAACGCGATGGGAGGGGCCGCTAAACAAAGGATCGCCAATGAAGCAGGATCAGACGGACAAGCAGCCGGTGGACAAACAAGCGGAACCCCAAGCCCCGGTAGCCCTGGAGCAAAGTGAACCGACCATCGCTCGCTCGGTCGTGAGCGAGATGATCGCTAAAGCCGTTGCTGAAGCGATGTCCAAACGCATCCACCAGCACACCCCGATCGGCCAAGTAATCCAGACAGAATTGTCTGGGCGCACGCGCGAAGAGGGCGTTCTCAAGGTCTCGAAACTCGACGAGACCAAGGGTTACATCGAATACGGTTTTAACGACGGGACAGTACGCAGAGATTATAAGTGAAAAGAAGAGCGGCTCCTCGGTCCGACCACACAAGGTCTATTGAGAGGGCCAGCCACCATAGACGGAAGGCGGGATTCAGTTCTGCCTACAAAGAATCCAAAAATGCCTATGGGAGAACGTGGCGCAAGGAAAATCCAATCAAGACTAAATCACGTCATCTCCTAAAGACGTATGGTTTAGCCTATGAAGAGTTTCTTGCCATGCAGACACGTCAACTGGGCCTATGCGCCCTGTGCTCTGCTCGTCCGAGTACGCACGTTGACCACGATCACACGACAGGAAAAATCCGAGGACTGTTGTGTAATAGCTGTAACCGAATGCTTGGTATCCATGAGGGCCTAGTATTACGAAGCGGCGAGGCTAGACTCTCGGAATACCTACACCCCACTCATTGAGTAGTGGAGAAGGATAGTACTTTGGAATTTGCTAACGAGGCCACTAGGGCAAGATACTACAGGAATTATTGCGATTTCGAGACGATCATCGACCTACAAGGTATTCTCGCCACGGCAACTGGGACCGTTGCGGCCAGCACGATTGTGGCCCCGCAGTCTCAGAGCCAAATTGGCGTGCTCCAATCTGATCCCGGCACGGACGCCGCTGGCCTCGCTGGCTGGCTGAGTTCTGCGCTGTTGGGCCGGTTGGACAACGGCGGAACGTGGAAGCTGGAACAGATGATTCGCACCCCTGCGGCTCTCTCAGACGGTACCACGACCTACTCGCTCCGCGCGGGGTTCTTGGATTCCGTCTCGGTTGAGTCCACGGACGGCGTGTTCTTCCGGTATACCCACTCGGTCAACTCAGGCAAGTGGCAGTTCGTGACTCGCGCCAACGGCGTGGAGACGATTACTGACACAGGCATCACGGTCGCTGTGTCCACTGACTACAAGTTGAACATCCAAGTTCAGCCCGATGGTCTGAAGGCATTCGGCCTGATCAACGGCGTCAACGTGGCCTCCTCGACCACGAACATCCCGATTGGAGCCGGTCGTGAGACTGGGTTCGGCGCGATGATTCTCAAGACCCTCGGAGCCTCAGCCCGCCCCTTCTGGACGGACTACTCGGATGTGGTCTGCGTATTCAGGTAAGCAATGGCTGACCAACCAGTGGCAAGCAAAGTGGCTGTCACCGTCTCGCGTCACTGGCATGAGCCTCAGATTCACACAGTTGTTTCGGGGGAGGGCATCGCAATGGCCCTCCTCCTTGACGACTATCTGAAGGCGCTGACAGTCGAACTGTACGCACAAGGGAGATGGTGGAGTCAAGATCAACTCGAATTGAAAGTCCAACAGGCAGCTAGAAAAGTCCTTGATAGAGTCAAGGAAGAAAGTGCGAAGGTTGTCTGAAATGGGACAAACAAAGGCTCAGCGTTCCACTCCTGAACAGCGAGCAGCGCATCGTCTTCGCGGGATGCGGCATCGCCAAGAGAAGCGGGCCTTTGTTGAACAGTCAAAGTGTAGGCCATGCGAACGGTGCGGATTAAACTTTCCGCCTGTCTGCATGGACCTACACCACCGCGATCCATCTACGAAACTCTTTGGAGTTGCTAGCGGACTCATCCAGCATAGCTATGCGGAACTTTCCGCTGAGATTGCCAAATGTGCGATTCTCTGCGCCTGCTGTCACCGTCTTATTCACGAGGACTTGAAACAAAATGGCGCGGCAAAAAAATTGGTCGTATAACTCCTACGATGAAGATGAAGACATCTCTATCATCGGAAACTATATTTGGGATACGGGCTCGCTAGCCTGGATCAAACAGACAGCGGCGGCATCAGGTGGTGGCGGTCCTGTTACCATTGCCGATGGTGCAGATGTCGCTGAAGGATCGGTCGCAGACGCGGCCTGGGTCAGCGGAAACGGCACAGTTATTTCCCTCCTCAAGAAGATCGCCAGCAGTGGCGCTTCGGCAGGGCTCACCGATGCTCAACTTCGGGCGGCCCCCGTTCCAGTATCAGGCCCACTCACGGACCTTCAGCTTCGAGCCTCCGCTGTAGCCATATCAGGTACAGTCTCGATTTCGGGGACTGTCCCTGTGAGTGGACCTTTAACAGACGCGCAGCTTCGTGCTGTGCCCGTTCCTGTTTCCGGGACCGTCACGACAGGCGGGCTCACTGACGTGCAGCTTCGGGCTACTCCGGTCCCCGTGGATACTGAACTTCCAGCGGCCAGCGCCCTCAGTGATCTGATGGGTAATCCCACGACACCCCTTATCGGTGCGGCTCTTATGGGTTGGGACGGTGGGAATTGGCATCGAGTCCTGGACAACGGATTTGGTATTGATGTCCACCTAGACGCTGGAAGCGCGAATCCCGTCACGGCGAATCAAGGCCCTAGCGGCGGTAACTCCTTCGCTTGGGAAGTGGCTCTGACGAACTCTGACAAAAGCGCAAAGCTCATCACAACCGGCGACCGCCTTCACGTAGACGGCTCAGGGGTCACCCAACCCATCAGTGGCACCGTCAACCAAGGTACCAGCAGCGCCAACGACTGGCGGGTCGATTTCCGTCGCGGCCAAACCGTTCTCTTCGGTGTTATCGACACGGCTGCATCGGGGTTCACTACTCTCGTCGCTGCCGACGCCACAAAGAAAATAAAGATTCTCAGTTATGCTTTCGTATGCGGGGGCACGGTCGATGTGTACTTGGCGGCTGCTGCCGCCAAACTCACAGGGTCCATGCCCTTCATCGCTAACACGGGGATCGCTTCACCTGTGGCCACTCCTGCTGGCGGTCATCTTACGGAAACCCCGGTGAACACCGCTTTCAGAATCAATCTGTCTGACGCCGTACAAGTCTCTGGCCACTTCTCGTACTTCTTGGAGGTATAATGGGAGCCCAAGGCACCGATACCATCGACTTCGGCGCGTTCCCTGGTAAGTCCGACACCTTCAAAGATATCGCCGTGGCGAGTGTCCTTACGACCTCTCTTGTAGAAGCGTGGATTCGACCGGCAGCGACCGCTGATCACACGGCGGACGAGCACATGGTTGAGACCCTCAAGGTCTTTGGCGTCTGCACAGTCAACGGCACCATTCGCATCTACGGATTCAACACGTCAGAAATCAATGAGCCGACACCAACCGTACTAAACCGAAACCGACTTGACCCCTCCATGAAAGCTGTAGGCACCCGAATTTGGGGTCTATGGACCGTGGCCTGGGTGTGGAACTAAACCTATGGGCATTCAGCAACAGGGCAACAGTGGAGTCATTGCCGAAGTCGGCGGGACAGTCTTCCGAGGTTTGCATGTTCATTCCAAGCCGCTAGAGTATGGCGCGCTCGGTCATTATCGGTATTCTATCCGTATCAGTTCTACTGCGGCTCAAGCTGCAAACTCGCGCATCTTTGAACTGAGAAACACGCACGCAACGAACCTGATTATTCCTACTCGACTCTCCCTAAGAGCGATTCAAGCTACGGCTGGAACACTCCAAGAAAACTCGCTGGATCTGTTCAAGGTCACGGGCTTCACGGCTGTAGATACCACGAACACCGTGACACCAACGTCTTCAACGAAGCGCACCACTGAAATGGTTGCGTTCCCTGGGACCAGCGCGGCTGTTCGACACTTGACGATTGCAGGGGCGGCTGCGGGTATGACAGGCGGAACGCTCACCAAAGACGCCAATATGTTCGCCACCTTTCCTTATATGGTCACGGCGGGAGTTGCCACTGCAACATACCAGCCACCGCAATGGGGACCATACGACTGCTTTGACGATGTGAACGGGACTCACCCGTTTGTCCTCAAGCAGAACGAGGGATTCATCATCGAAAACCGCGTACTCAACGTCACGTCAATGGGAATCATCTGGTATATCGACGTGAGCTGGGCTGACGTAGTGGCCTTCTAATGAGTCTACTCATCTCACAAATCGGAGCGGCTCCACCGGCTGCAACGATACGCCGACTCCTGCTCATGCGAGTGGGATGCTGGCTTGCTGCACTCTCGATCATTTTTCTATAACCTGGAGGGGTATCATCATGGCTGAAGGTCAAGTAATCGAACTCAAAACAGAAGAGAGTGCGAATCCACCCAACATCGGCCAGGTCACTGCGATCCAGCGGCCTGACTGGGTAGCGGAGAAGTTCTATGACTCCAAGACTGGCGTCATCAACTTCGAAGCGATCGCTCGGTCCCACGCAGAACTCGAACGCAAGCAAAGTGCCGCACCCTCCCCCGCTAAACCCGTGGAAGGTCAGGCTGACGAGTCTGGCAAAAATGAGGGTGTGACTCCCGAACCGCAAAAAGATGTCGTGGTTCACTCCGTTCCTGGTGTGACGCCGGAAGCCTTGAAAGAGTACAGCGCTGAGCTGACCAGTAAAGGCGCTCTCTCTGAGAAGTCTTACGGGGATCTACTCAAGGCGGGCTATAATAAGGAGATGGTGGATGCCTACGTGCGCGGCCTCACGGCTGACGCCAGCATCTCTCAAGCGGTCTCAGCGGCTCGCGTAGCCGACGAGAAGATTGCCGAGATTACCGACAGTATCGGCGGGAAAGCCACCCTGAAGGAAATGCAAACGTGGGCGAAGGCGAGTCTCTCAGACGAAGACCTCAAAGCCTACAACGCGGCTGTGTCTGGGTCTGACGCCGCAAAGGTCAAGTTGGCCGTGCATGGACTTCACGCGCAGTTCGTCAAGGCAAACGGTACAGGAGAGAACCTCTTGTCCGGGGACAACAACGTCCGCGATGTCATGGACGTGTTTCATTCTCGCGCTGAGCAGAACGTAGCAATCAACGACCCTCGTTACCAGAAAGATCCCGCATACCGAGCAGCAGTTGCCGCAAAAATCGGACGCTCCAGCCTATAAGGAACTACTCTCATGCCCCAATTTGCACGACCGTCCACAGACACAACCAGAGACAACTGGTTCGACCAAGCTGCGGGCACGACGAACATTTTCCAGACGATTGATGAAACCGTCGCCGCCGATGCTGACTATATCAAGACCCAGCTCACACCAACGGCGGATGTGTACGTCACGAAACTCACGTCCGTAGCTGATCCAGTGTCAAGTGCCAACCATATCGTTCGGTACCGCTACCGCAAGGAGTCTACTGGCGGCGAGCAGATCGACCTGACGATTCAGCTTCGGCAAGGC